CAAAGTGGGGAGTATTTAGTAGCTATTGGAAAAGCTGAATTAGTTGTTGAGACTTGTGAAGCACCTACTGCTAGTACTGAACCAGTTGTCGAGCCAGAGCCTACCGAAAGTGAAGAAGTTGATTTTTCTGAAATGACAAAATCACAAATCGAAACTTATGGTCGCAAGCTTGGAATAGAACTCGATAGAAGACAAAACAAAACTGAACTAATTGCAAAATTAGAAGAGTTTATTTCTACTCAGGAGGAATCTTAAAATGTCTGTTATCCAACAGAACTTAGAAAAACTAACTGTTGTTGCTGGTGTTGCTACTGCTGCTGTAACAAGCACAGCTACATCAAGTGC